CTCGTGGAATTTAATCCTATATGGTACAAAAGCCTTTCCGCCCCGGCTATAGCCGCCACCACCTACTTGGTAGGTGTCAATGGCCAATGTGTTTTCCGCATCCTGGTTACTCCTATCCTTTACCATCTCTAAGTTGGTCTGGTTGCCATTGTGCATGTCAATATGATCTCCTGCACCATGAACGGATGTTAGAAACTCCGATACCACCGCTGATTTGGTGGTTGCATGACCAGCACGCGGACCAATGAGACGCACGGTGTACTCCACGAACAAGTCACCGTATACAACATCCGTTGCTGCGTTCACTGTCGCCGCTAGGAAATAACCGATATCCGCGCTACGCAACGCTCCATCGTCCAAGGTGGACGCGTGTTTCGTCCTTACGTAGCGTTTGTTCCTCAGGTGGTTTTGTTTGACTGGTAAGCTTGAGCTGTCATACACAGCATGTCGCACAAGGCTTTCAGAACTAAACAAAATGGACCTAGAACCTGGCAAAGGATTGGTAGGATCGTACACAACAGCAATTGCAATACCACCCTGCGTCGTTGCGGAGCAAGATGGTTTGTACTGGATACGTAATGTCTCGAACTCATACTTCTCAAACCCACTTGATATTGATGATAACCATGGAAAAGTGTTACCATCACCAGGATTAAGATTGTACCTAAGTATATTATTTGTTCGCTGTTGTCCAGCATAAATGTACTCAAAGTTTGAGTTAGCACTGTCAACAACATTAACGTATTCTCTGTGCGTAATTCTGCACTCATTTCTTGCAGTTGTGATTTTTGGGTTTGCGGCCTTCTTGCCGCCAGACGTCCTAGATAACTGGACCTGTGTTTTATCTTTATTTTTATTGGAATTAGTAAGGTGGTGTCTTTAACGTTCCAGGACCCCTCAATCCATGTAACGCGATCGCCCACACGGCCAAACTTTCTGGGAAACTCTCATCTCCTTAAGCGGGCACTCGGCCGTGCTCCCTGAGGTAAATACCTCTCCCACTCTCCCAGCTAGGCGTCCCATATGAAGCTAAGGGCGCATTGTTTCACTCAGTCCGTAATCAAAGCTGGTGGAGTCTTACTCAGTTGCGCGACACTGCGTACAGTGCATACGTCTTCCAATTTGCAATGGCACATGGTTCAAATTAAGCATCAATGGAATTACGTCCTTATTGGACCACCATGCTCTAGCTCATTGCATATCCTTCCGTGGTTTTTGCTCGGGTGGAACGAGATATTGAATGGAATCAAGCATCCTAGGAGGCTCAATAATGGGTTTTGTATAAACAGGATCTGGGAGCATGTCATAATAGTTCTCTAACATGATTTGTTCACTTGGAGTGATGTCAAAAGCAAAATAGAAACTGATTCGTTCGGACCAAGTTGGTTCACG